GTCCCATGTGCAGGTACAATCTGGTGTTCGGTTTCCCGACCGCAAACTGGGCAAAAGCATCGCAGGTTATGTCTATTCTCTTACGGAACTGGTTTCTATTCCCATTAAATACAATAAATAGATCATCATCCAGTTTAAGTTTCTTTCTAGCTTCCTTCTTATCTATTGGATAAAACTGACCCTCAGTCACTCCATGGGGAATGACGGCAATAGGTTTTGTGATGCCAGCTTTTATAAACTCTCTAGCACCGAACTCGGTATATGAAACAATCCCATCCCAATCATTAGCGGTATCTGTCAGACAACCTGTCCAGTTATAAGAATCCATCGGTACATAGCCAACGAATTTGAACCTTTTATCCTTGTGCATATCCTGTATCTGTTTATATTGCTCATTCACAATCCACATATCATTGATGGTGAATATAATATCGGGTTCAACCTTTGCTGTTATTTCTCTAATACGTTCTTCTCCGAAGGGAGCAGTCTGGAAACGATTAGATGAGGGATACATAGTGTAAACCTGCTGTAACGGAGAGGGATCTCCCCACCAATTGTTTCCTAATACCGTTATATCAAAGTCATCTTTAAGAAATGGTAATACGTTTTCCGTTACTCTCGCAAATCCTGTTTTAGCTACTATATCCCCTATCCATAAAAGTTTAGGCTTTTTATTCATTTAAGATCTGTATTCTTCCTTAAATATACACAATTTTGGAGCACGATCCAATGTTCTTTCTAAACGAGATTTAGCCCCTAATTTTATAAACAAATGATCGGCAATACCCTGTGGTCTTGAGAAGTCTCCGCATGTATAAAAATCTACCGCACAGTAATTATGTTCAGGCCAAGTGTGTATTGAAGCATGCGATTCTGCCAACAAAGCTAACAACGTAACTCCCTGAGGTTCAAATTTATTACCTATAACATTCAATACGGTTGCATTACATATACACAAGGTATCTTCAAAGATATATTTTAACTTTTCATAGTCATTTAATAAATCTGCCTCACATCCATAGAGGTCTAGTATCAGATGTTTCCCTGGTTCCATTAAGATGCCTGTGCTGGTGTATCTAGAATACTCCCATATTGCTCTTTCCACTTTTCTTTGTCTAGACCGACCTCGATTATTGAAGGATACTTAAGATATTTTTGGTCAGACATACGACAAGCAATGTTTATCACCCTAACTCCACGCCGTTCCTTCATCTTATATACATTGAGTCCCAGCTGGTGTACACATACGTCTATCAATAGTGTTTCGAATCTACTTCTACCTAAGATATTACTGTTTGAAGCTTTGGAGAACTCACAGTAGCTGGCATATAGCCATTTGTCATGTGCCATGTAGACGTTCGAAGATCCAGCTGCAGCAGATTTAGCCAATCCTATGGGTGCAGAAGCATTTTCATCGAACACCAAACAATGTTCCATCCAATCCATTATCTGATTAGATTTAAGTATCTGTTCTCTGTTGTGTTTCGCAAAGAAATCTACCTTCTGAGTTGTCTCCATGAGGTACTCTCTCATCTCTGTTTCAGACATATCCAGAACCCAGTTTACAAGACCAGCTAACATACCGGAGAAGTCCCCAAATGGCCTTCCTTTGTCGTCCATATCTATTAGGGTTCGTTGGTCTGCAGACTTGCCTAGGAAGGGCTTATCGAAGGGTATGGTTAAACGTCTACGGGCTAATCCAGAAGTGGGATCAGTGGTCTGTATGGGTTCATTGGCAGTGATCATTACCAAGCCATTAAACTTGAATGGTTTTTGTGATCCTGACTGAAATTTTCTCTCATGTCTTATTAAATCTCTACCTGTTATTGCCTTCAATACGGATACAGAACCACCATATCTTTCCACATCATTGAAGAGTAATAACTTTTTCTTATATAAGTTAGCGGTTTCAAAACGATTTTTCTCCAAATGCTCTAATGAGGAGATCATTGCATTATCATCACCTACCAACGCATGTGCCAAGTTAGCGTATGTAGATTTTCCTGACTTACCTGGCCCTACTATCTCTACAAATTTCTGTATGTCTGCGTGACTCAACAGTACAGCTCGTAGCCAAGCTCTCAATACCTGTACCCTATCCCAATTGCCATCCTGCACTCTCTTCAACCATTTAACAATAGGTTCGCAGGTAGATTCTGGGGCATAGTTGTAAGGGAGTTGCTGAGTGAAGTGCATCTCTCTATCGAAAGGTAGTAGCTCTTTGGTAGCTATGCAGAGTATTCCGTTCTTAAATAGGAGATGTTTATTATCTTCATACCAATCATCAAATATTTCAGAGATTCTGAGCTGCTCAACCAAGTCATTAACGAGATTCATGCTGTAACCACTTGGTAACAAATGATCCTTCACTATGTCTAATCTGCGTTTCACCTCTCCTTTCATCTCTATATCAGACAAACCGGACCATAAGCCTTTACTTTTATGCTCATATATAAAGAAGCAGTTTTGATTCTGGCTGTACTTTAGATTTCCTTTATATGTCTGCAATATTATTTGAGCTATCAAATCTGAAGAGGGATTTCTTGGTTTCTGATCACGTCCTCTGGGAGATAGAGGAGCTGCTGCCATCTCTAACTTGGGCATTATAGGAGTAGCTGCTGTCATTTTCACTTTCTTTCTAGGGGTACTTGGGGTTCCTTTGTTCGTATTGTTCTGTACTTCTCTCAATCTTTTTTCATCCTCTTCCAGTTGATTATCATCAACACTCATGCTCTTATAGTCTTCCGATGGCTTCCATCCATGCTCCTTGGCTATGTGTATTAAAGATCCAATTCCACGACCTCCTCCTTTACTAAAAGATAACCAGCGTTTTTGACAATCCCCTTTCCTATATTTATCGGATTGTTGTGACCATTTATCCCATTCATCCAATAAGGAATCATCCAAAGAATGAAGTGATTGTCCAATCGTAATCCAGATATCGTAGTCATCAGTAGCTTCTGGAGGCAAAGCCCACATAGCTTCTGTCGCTAATTGCATATCTCGCTCTAAGTTTATTCTAGCGTTTAAAGCGAAACCAGGACCAACAATTCTGGTATGAAGATTTGCCGGTATACCCTGTTTAGCATTCTTATTTATGATGGCATTCATCAACCATTCAGGTAGATCTGGCAACTTATTTGCATATTCAAACCCCTGATTTTCAGCAGTGTAGTAGCCTTGTGTATCTGGGTGCAGACCCATCAATACCCCTTGGTGCTTACTCCATAGAATCTCCAGTTTTTCTTTAGGAGCGTCTGCATGCCAAGTATATTTATTACGTATGAAGTGTTTATGTTGTTCTCTCTTCAGCTGGTATAGTTTACGCTCCCGTCCTTCCTTACCACTGCATATGGTTAAGGTATCAGGTAATGCCTTATCAAGTGGTAATTCGCATAAATCCTGTATTGCCTTATATACGGTTGGCCCATCAATATCAACCCAGACTAATCCATAGGGGTGATTATAAACAGGACCACCCAGTAATCCAATAGCCTTACATTCTCCTGTAGCTAATTCATCTTCGATATCTCTTACACTGAAAGGTTGATTCTGCCACCCTTTTACATAAGGGTCTTTATTCTTACCTAGCGGAGTCAGAGGCCAGTCAATAGGTATCCATGAGAGATTAAACTGTCCAGGTTTTAGATTCTTTTTATCGGTCATCTTTAGATTTTAGGATGATCTGAATTGAAAAGGCAGGGGTAGCACAATAAGATACAACGGCTATACCACTTCTTCTACCTTGTATAGCATCTTCTTCCATGCGAAGCACCCTAGGTGTTTTAGATTCCATTGATTTTGTAGTTGAAGTGTTTATTTGGGAACTGAGGTTCCAATAGTTGAAATGCGTGAAGATGCATTGCGGTGGGAAGACAGAAACAGTCTCCGTCGGACGCTTTTTTCATACGTTCATTGAGGCCATTCATCCACTCACCGATAGAAATTGAGATGTCCATCGGCAGTTATTTATCTGTGTATTTATAATCCTATCTCTTCTTTACCGAGAAAACAATTACATTAACCTTGCAAATTATTAAGCTTAAATGTCAAGATTTTTAAGAAATTATTAAGTTTAAATATCACATTCCTCTATCTGTTTGTAATATTCTTCTACGATTTTATGCCAGTCTTCTTTTAGACGATTAAGGTATCCTCTTGATATTTTAAAAATCTGAGTACGCTCTGGAGTTGATACTAATATAGCTGCTTGTTGTATCTTTAATCCTAAAGTTTGTTCTATCGCAATATCATATGCCGCAAGCTGTTTGCATGTTTTTTTAAATTTCATATAACCACCTAATAAGTTTCTCCATTCTGTCGTTCCTTTCTCGTAATCTTTAGGCCATCTACGGCTATAAGGTTTCACACTAGTTTTTAAATCAGCAAGTGTAAGTTTATTATTTGCTACTGCAATTATGTCTGGTGCTCCTGCCCAAGCTCTTCCTTTACTATCTGCTCCCCAGACACGAGCTATATCATCAGAACCTAATGTAAATTTAAATCTATCTAGCACTGGAGATTCAGCCCATAAAACTTCACTGAACTGATCTAATATTTTGGGCATTCCTGCCCAGAAATCATGGTATTCCTCGTCTATCTCAGGGTTTTTATTACCTTTTAAGTACTGCTCCATTCCGTAATGTATCGCTGTTCCTCTTTCAGCAGCCTTTTCTTTAACACCTGGATTATTCTTAGACCACATCTCTAACTTTCTTTTGTTC